GGACAGCACATGGTTTGCCTAAGAAAAAAAGTATTGGTCAGTATGTTATAAATAAAGCGGATTTCTTGGAAGCTGAACCATGGGATATGCGTCTTGGTCCAGGTCTTTGGGAACGTTTTACACATTTAATTGAAGCAGAGGATTTTAAATTAAAACACCATGTATATAGCGAATTAGCCGCTTTACCAGTCAAAGAATTTAACATAGAGATGAGAGAAATAATGGCTGGTACCAAAGAAGGTAAAAAGATTATTAAAACCATTATGGATGAGGTTAAAAAAGGCTTACAAGAAGATGAATTTAATGAAGCCATGAAAGGTGTTTCTAATGAAAATTTAGAACAAAAAAACGATGAAGAGGGATTTGACTACGGAGACTTGTTTGGTGATGAACCAAATAATAACCCAGATACACAAACTGATGGTTTTGACTTCGAAGAATTATTTTAAATAAGGGTCCTAATTAGGGCCTTTATTGTTAAATAAGGCTTTTGACATATGTTAGCATATTTATTATAAAAAAGTTATGCTAACAACTAGTGAAATTTTCAAAGAATATGTTAAATGTTTGCAAAGCCCAATCTATGCGATTGAGACTTATTTGGAGACATTTGACAAAACGCAAGAAGGTTTTGTACCTTTTAAGTTGTTTCCCAGACAAAAAGAAATTATATACGCATATCAAAAACATAGATTTAACCTTGTAACAAAACCTAGACAAGCTGGTGTGTCAACAACTACAGCTGCTTATATGTCAATTAAGGTTGGCTTTGCTGATGAAGACAACCCAGAAGCGATTCTAATCATTGCCAACAAACAAGAGTTGGCATTTGAGTTCTTGGCTAAGATTAAAGATTTCTTATCACAGTTACCAAGATGGGTTTGGGGTGAAGAATACTACGGCAATCCAAAGAATGAAGCTAAGTCTATTTTCCTAACCGATTCTAAGAAAGAAATTAAATTACCTAATGGTAGTCGTGTAAAAGCGGTTGCTACCTCTAAGGATGCGTTACGTGGTTTCACACCAACATATCTTGTAATGGATGAGGCTGCGTATATTGACAATGGTGCTGAAGTATTTGGTGCTGCTTTGACTGCGTTAGGTACTGGTGGTAAAGCTACACTTATTTCAACACCACGTGGTATGGATGCGTTATATTACAAAACATACGACCAAGCAAAGAAAAAGAAAAACAACTTCAATATCATTGAAATGAAATGGTACGAAGATATGCGTTATAACAAAGACCTTAGATGGCTTAAAGATGACCTAATAGAGACCGAATTTGAGTTTACATTTGATTCATACAATAAAAGAATTGAAGACGGTTGGAAGCCAACCTCTTCTTGGTATGAAGAAATGTGTTTAGGTATGAACAACGATGCTAAGATGATTGCACAAGAATTAGATGTGTCATTTATCGGTTCTGGTGGTAACGTTATTGAAGAGCAATACATAGATTTTCAAAATAAACACAATGTTCAAGACCCATTGATAACGAAAGGGGCCGAACATGAAACTTGGATTTGGGAATTACCACAAGAAGGACACCAATACATAATGGGTGTTGACGTATCTAGGGGTGATGGACAAGATGCATCAACTATTGTTGTGATAGATTTTACAACCATGGAACAAGTAATGGAATACCAAGGTAAGATACAACCAGACTTATTAGCGCAATTAGTTGAAGAATATGGCGAGATGTATAAAGCGTACACTGTAGTCGATGTTACTGGCGGTATGGGTGTTTCAACCGTTTTAAAATTAATGGAATTTAATTACAAACATCTACATTATGATAATCAAAATGGTAAGATTTTATCAGGTAGACAACGTGAATTACAAAGCTATAACAAAGAAAATAAAATACCAGGTTTTCAAGCAACTTCTGTACGTTTACCTATGGTTGCTAATCTTGAATATGTTATTAGAACCAATGGGGTTAAGATACGTTCAGCTAGGTTAACATCTGAAATGAAAACCTTTATATACAAAAACGGTAGACCAGACCACATGGACGGTTATCATGATGACTTGTTGATGTCATTGGCAATGTGTTTATGGGTATTAGAACACTCATTTAAAAATTTAGAAAAATTAGAAAAACAAAACAAAGCAATGCTAAGTGCTTGGTTAGTTGGGGCAAATACAAACCCAACACAAGCTGAATTAGAAAAAAGCAGTGGATTTGTAACAAAAAATAATAGAAATAAAGAGGCGTTGGCTAAGCCAAAATTTAATCCAATAGTCTCTAAAAATATGCAAGACCCAACAGGTCAGTATTTATGGTTATTTAGCGGTTCAAAATAATATGGCAAAACAAATATTTACACTCAAGACGTATACACCAAAGATGTATCAATGGTCACCTACTATTTCAAATGTAGAAAAAAATAAAAACACCACCACAAAACCATTCTTTTGTGATGCTAAGCCTAACACACAAGGGCAAGATTGGATAACCACTTATGTCTATAATATTGTGGTGGTTAATAATAAACAAGAACATAGCGCATATGTTGAATGCGATTATGTAAGCTAAGGTTTATTTTTAAAATTTTACAACTATAATTAATATAAAAAAGCTATGGCAGATAAAAATAATTTAACAATTTTTCAAAGACTTGGCCAAATAATTGGTCCAGATTCTACTAAATTAACTCAAAAGCAACCAGAAACAAAACGTTACAATATGGGTAACGATGTTTTGATTAAAACAGATAACAAAGCTGAATATGACAAAGCTAAGTTACAAGCCCAACAAAGTAAATTCTTGGGTCAAATGTGGCGTAAGGTAGAAAGTGGGTTATATCAACAATCAATAAATTACGAAACAACTCGTATAGGTTCATATAGCGATTTTGAGGCTATGGAGTTTTACCCAGCAATTGCTGCTGCATTAGACATTATGATGGAAGAATCTACAACACTTAACGACCACGGTAGAATGTTAAACGTATATTCAGATAGTAGTCGTGTTAAGGGTATATTAGAAGATTTATTTTTCAACAGATTAGACATGCATACATCTTTGCCTATGTGGACTAGAAACACATGTAAATACGGTGATAACTTTGTATATTTAAATATTGATGATAAACATGGTATATTAGGTGCTAAGCAAATGCCTAACTATGAAATGGACCGTAAAGAACATGGTTTATTGGAAATGTTAACTGGTCAACGTTTAGAAGATACTGATAGTGATAAAACTAGATTTTATTGGAGAGGTGGCAACGTTGAATTTAATTCATGGCAAATTGCACACTTTAGATTACTAGGTGATGATAGACGTATACCTTACGGTACAAGTGTGCTTGAGAAAGCTAGACGTATTTGGAAACAATTAATCTTATCAGAAGACTCAATGTTGGTTTATCGTGTAACTAGGGCCCCAGAAAGACGTGTATATAAAATATATGTTGGTAATATTGATGATGCCGATGTTGAAGCATACGTAAATACTATTGCCGATAGATTTAAGCGTATGCCTATTGTTGACCCACAAACTGGTCAAATGGACCTTAGATACAACCAATTATCTAATGACCAAGATTACTTTATACCAGTTCGTAGTGAAGATGCGCCAAATCCAATTGATACGTTAGCTGGTGCTTCTAACTTAGACCAAATAGCTGATATTGAATACTTGAGAAATAACTTATTTACCGCTTTACGTGTACCAAAACCTTTCTTAGGTTTTGATGAAACAACAGGTGATGGTAAAAATTTAGCGTTGCAAGATATACGTTTTTCTAGAACAATAAATCGTATTCAACAATCAATGTTACAAGAGTTAAATAAGATAGCTATAATTCACTTATACCTATTAGGTTTTGAAGAAGATTTTGATAATTTTACGCTTACATTAAACAACCCATCTACTCAAGCTGAAATGCTTAAGATTGAACATGTTCAAGCTAAGGTTACATTATATAAAGATGCTGTTTCAGATGCTGGTAATGGTTTTGCTGCGATGTCTATGACACGTGGTAAAAGAGAAATTCTTGGTATGTCTGATGATGATATCAAAGCTGATTTGCTTGAACAACGTATGGAAAAAGCCGCAGCTGCTGAATTAGCTAATTCAGCGAATGTTATCAAACATACTGGTATGTTTGATGTTGTTGATAGGGTATACGGTGATATGAAACTAGCACTTAAAGGTGGTGGTAGTGCCGAAGGTGGTGAAGGTGGTGAAGAAGGCGGTGCCGCTGGAGGTGGTGGCGGTGGCCTAGGTGGTTTATTCGGTGGCGGTGGAGCTGGTGGTGAAGATTTAGATTTTGGTGATGAGAGTGAAGCGGATACTGAAGCTGGTGCTGAGGCTGAAGTTGGGGCTGAAGAAGCTGGTGCTGAAGAAGCCGCAAGCGAAGCTGGTGTTGAAGCTGCTGAAGAATTGGCCGAATATGTTAAAAAATCAAATAAAATATTAACAGAACAAAAAGATTTATTAAATAAAAAATTAAACGCAAGAACTAAAAGATATCAAGGTAGGTTTCTAGACCATTTAGTTGAATCGATTAAACCAACACAAAACCTTAAAGAAGAAAGGGTTAAAATATACGATAAAACGCTTAAGGTTAATAAGGAGATTGATGGGATGATTGGTGACATTGATAAAATGTTAGATGAATAAAAAATATTGATAAAAATAATGTTTTATTGGAATAATAAAAGTATTTATAAATAAAAAATAAAATGACAGAGGTAATTGTAAATGTACAAAATTTTGGTACGATAAAAAATGCTTACAATACTTTACTAGCTGAAGGAATAGTGAAAAAGGATGAATCCAAAAAATCATTATTTACTAAGTTTTTAAAATTAGTAAAAGAAAACGAAATTCTTAGAACACAGTTCTTAGCTTACACCAATATTGAAGGTAAGGTAGAAAGTGATAGGAATAAAGCCGCTGACTTTGTAGACGAGACAATTGATTTGTTTTCAAAGTTTAAAAAGAAAGAAATATTAGAGGCTAATAAATTATTAATCGCTGATTTAATAAATGAAAAGATTGATAATAAATTGAAGGAGTTACACGAAAATGTTTCAAGGTTAATTTTTTTAGATAAAAAACCAGAAACTGTTGAAGCTAGAGTTGAAGCTAAAGCAAATGTTATTGAGTATATATTAGGTAATAAAGCTAGGGTGGTTAACGAAGCGATAGAACTACCTTCTCAACTAATCATAAGTAGATTGGTTGATTGGTTTAACGAAAAATATTCAACCATCAATGAAAGTGATAAAGAAGTAATCAAAGCTTTAATTAATTCAGATAATGACCAAAAACAAGAAGTTTATTCAAAGACAATCAGAGAGTGTATTGATTTAATAGATGATAAATTTGAGAAGGTTGATATAGCGGCTAAAGAAAAGATGTTAAAGGTTAAGGATAGACTTTTAAATGACAAAAAAGAAATTAATGAGGATTTTTTCAAAAACATTTCCAAATTAGTAGAACTTAGAAATAATTTAAAAGATAATTAACCTAAATAAAAAAAGTTATGCCAAGAAAAAACGAAAACCTTTTAAGGTTAAAAGAATTAACCGAAACACTATGTGATACGGCACCAAGCAATGAATATGCAAACATATTAGCACAATTAAAAAATATAGTGGATGAAGGTAAAACAAAGGTTGAAAGTTACACTACGACAAATAGTAAAATTAAATGTTACGAAAACATGTGTGTTACCATAACAAAAATATTAAATAAAGTTAAATTATAAATGTCAACAGAAACAGGTACTTGGGGTGATTACAGCAAACTAGTTTTAAAAGAACTAGAAAGATTAAATGAGAACCAAGATAAGATGAGAACTGACCTAGATACTAGGTTTTCAGAACTTAACGCTAAACTTAGTGAGGTAAAAACTATAGAGAGTAGAGTTGAGTCTCACGCTATTTGGGTTGATAGGGTAAATGACGTTTGGTCACCTAGTCAGATGAAAGAAGCTAAAGATGAATTATATCGTCAAAAAAATCGTTGGGCCGCTGCAATAGCAATTATAACATTTGTGCAAATTTCCGTTGGAATAGCTGTAGCTATTTGGGTTAAATTAAAATAAAACGCTTGACTGTTATAAAAAATTTCACTATACTTGTATATAAAATTACCAGGTATGATGAAAACAGGAAAAGAAATAAAACCAATCAATTTAAAGAATTATAATGTAGCTTTTGGCAGTGTGAATAATAAGCACCCAAAAGCCATGTACATTAATATAACTAGTTGGGCTAACCCTAAGATAGAAGACGAAGTTAATTATTCTAGGGTAATCAGAAACTTAAATAAAAAAATAAAACAATTAGTTTTTAATATATTATCGGATGAAGCTAATTATATTTTTAATAAGGATAGAACAATTGTTGATTTGGATATCCGTGAATCTGGTATAAAGTTTGGAAAGCGTAGTTTTATGAGTTGTGAGCTGACGTTATTTATAAGTGAGGAGATACCAGTAAACACAGAGATTATGACAACATTACTTAGCAATATAACACTTGATGTCACAAATAAAATATTTAATGAAAACGAAACCTTCGAGTTTCATAAAAAAATT